AAGAAGCAACGATTTTAGGCACAAAAGAAGGCATTATTGAGGGTTGCGGCGAAAGAACTATAATAAAAGCTGCTGCAGGTGTGAGTCCAACCGTAAAGTACGCGCACTATCACGGCCACACAGCATATGCGCAAAGTCGCCCCGTATTGCGAGATATTTGCATAGATGCAAATGGGAACCAAGACGCCCTTGAACTTGACAATGTTAAGCACGGCGAGTTTGAACATTTACTACTCAAGAATTTCACAAGATATGGACATCATTCCTTGGGACAGACAACAACAAGCAGCGGCCATAGCTACTGGAATCTACTGCGGGATGCCAGGTTTTACACAGGAGCTTGTATCGCTGCGATATGTGTAGAAAAAAACGCGATTGACAGCTTTTTCGAGCGAGTCTGGGGAACGGCAAACGGAGCCGGTTTCCTGTGCAAAGGCGACGGAGGACACATTATCACCGACCTATGGCTTGTTGATGTCACCAACGAAATAAAGTTACACGCGATCGACGATGATATTTACGACATAACGATTCAAAACGCCCGCGTCGACACTCCAACAGATCACGGGATTAGCATGGAACTCAACAATCACAGCATAACGCGCGTGAAAGTCCTATCGCCACACTTTTTCAAGATTCCCCTCGCGAAAGATAACTTCAACTTTATCGGCTTCGCAGAGAAGGGCTTTGCACATTTGCTAATAGACTGTCCTGACGATGACACATCTATCCCACGATGGAATTACAACTGGGATGGCATTGGCGCATTCCCAACGACAAATAAGATTCGCACCAATAAATTAACCCTTGGATCAAGCGGGAAGAACAATAACGTTCCGGCTGGGTGCTTCATATGCGAGGATTAACGCCATGTGTACTTACACATTTATTGGTGACTTTGCGGCGGAAGATTTTGATTCGGAGGACTTTTGGGTGAGCGCCGAGCTTGAGGATCCTGTTGTTACATTGATCCGACTCATCGCAAGTTTGATTCGTGTCACGAAGGATAACGGTGACTTTGCTAGGCTAGTGGTTACTGAGGGCAATTATGACCGCGAAATCTTGAAGGAATACGACGGACAGGTCACTGTCTCGACGCTTGATGGCTTCGACCAGATAATCAAGGATGGCAGGCTGCAGCGTGAAGTCAACCTGTTGAAGTGTAGTGTTTTCAGTGTTGACAAGTCAGCTCCAGGTTCAGACCCTGGAAGAGTGATGAGGAAGAAGATCGCGGAGCAAGTCAAGACGATTATCCGCGAGAACCGGAACCTGCCCTATCAGACCACGTATAATTTCTATGGACTCGGATATCCAGCCGGAGACCCGCATAAGGCATTTGACGCTGCAGCAACTACGGAGATCGCACCCTCGAGCGCGTCGTGGGCTGAACTATCAGTAGCTAATTATCAGAAAATCTGGTCCAGCGACGATGTTAGGCATTCCAAGAGTACAACCGTAAACAACGAGTATGCGCTGATGCTTTTCCGTTTCAAGATTGAGCCGAGAGAGCAGTGTGTTAAGTCGATTGGTCTCAGTTTTGAGGGTTACGGAACTGCTCCAACGGGTAACGGTGTGGCTTTGAGGGTTTGGAATCACGTTCTAGGCGCTTGGCAGAGCATCGCTTGGAACATAGTTGGCACGGAAGAGACGTTGAGCTACACCCTCACATCTGATCTATCTGATCTCACGGATTACATAACCGCTGACGGCTACATCTACCTCCTCGCAAGGACTCGAGCGACGAGCAACGGTGCCACACCTGCAGTTCTCATGTGCGATTTTGTTCAATGCGTTATCCAAGTTTTTGGAATCACGCACGTAGATCTGCAGAATTTCCGAAACGTCCTCGTCACTGACCTGAAGCCATATCTCCATAGCGCTGAGATCGCGGTGAAAGCTTGGAGGTTTGTCACAATTTCATAGTGTCATGAGGAATAAGAAATGGTTGAAACCTATGGAATGGATGAACAAAGATTCTACTCCGTCGTTGAATCTGTCTTTGGAACCACGCCAACGAATCCAACAATGCTAAGCGTTCCGTCTGATCCGATTGACCCGGGTTTCGACCCGGGCAACCTTAAACTGCGCGGCGGCGGCAACTACGACTTGCAGTCGATCAAGAAGGGGCTTCGTAAACCCAGCTTGAAGATAGGTTATGCGTTGCCCTCCGATGCACCAATTGAACTATTACAATGGGCGAAGGTGGATCAGGACAAGAGCCTCAGTTGCCAAGTAATATACTACAAGGGAATTTTTGCGTCTGCCTCGGACATTCTATCCCTCCTATATAAGGGGATGCGAATCAGCAAAGTCTCCGTCCAATGCAGCATCGAAGACGTAATCAGAGCGACAATGGAGTTTGAGGGGCAAGACCTCGAGACAGGAATAGCAAAGATTTCAGGAGCAAGCTATGCAGACCACTCGGGAGCGGTGCCCTTCCACGAGAGTTACGTCAAGAAGGCCACGAGCACATTGGAGCGTGTGACTGATTGGAAATTCGATATCCTCAACCACCCGAGAAGGGTTCCCGTCATTCGCAGCACAAACGGACACCTTGCGAAGTACATTCCATTTGGCACTAGGGACTTGTCCGGTGAACTGGCTTTTGAGTTCGAAAGTAAGGAAGAGCTGGATGAGGCTCTAGCCGATGCGGAGTTTACTCTGGAATTCGGGCTAGGTGGCACGTGCAAGGCGGTTTTCACTGCATGCAAATGGGATACCATAACTCACACGAAATGGTTGGAAGACCTGATCTGCTGCAAGGCCCCGTTTGTCGCCAAGGGCCCTGTAGCGATCAGTGCCAGTTAGGAGGCTTGTGTCACATGGCGAGATTGTGCGCGATTTGTCTGGAGATTCGGATGCGACTGGCGAAGATGCCGCCGTGGAAGCGGAAAATCTTCCTAGACGACCTGCAGATTGCCGCTAGGAATCGCCTGAAGGTTCTGGAGGCTGCATAAAATGAAGACGGAATGTTTGGAGATTGATGAGAGATTCGGGAAAGAATATCAGGGCAGCTACGTGTTCCGAGAGATCACGTGGGCTAAGCGGAACCGCATCATTCAGAAGCACACCAAGTACAGCAAGGCCAGCGGCGAAGTTGAAAGCAGCGACTTCATAGCCATCCAAGCAGAGACCATCTGGGCATCGCTCCAAAAACAACCAGAAACCAAACCCGTATCACTTGAAAGGCTTCTAGGCGAGGATATCGGGATCCCGATAGATCTCGGTGAATTGTTCTCAAAAGTCGCGAACAAACTCAATGGCATGAGCCACGAGGATCTCCGTTTTTTACTCGAGCAGCTCGACGAGGAAAGCCGCACCCGGCTCTTTCAGAGTTTCGGCTTTGTCAAACCTTCGGATGGACCCCAACCCAGCTTGGAAACCAGCCAGCCCGAACAATCCAAGAATTCTGTGTCATCCTAAACGTGATGGACCAGATGGCGGAAGAAGAAAGGGCAAGAGCGGAGAAAGAGGCGAAAAAACATGGCCGTTGAAGTAACCTGCGACGTGGAAGGCATGGAGGAATTCCAAGCGGCGATGCAGAGGTTTGACGCTGCAATGCAGAACCAAGTATACCGCTTTTTGGCTAGCTGGGCTGCCGACGTGAAGGCTGCTGCAATGCGAAATGCTCGAGTTAGATCGGGATATCTGCGCAGTAAGATCTACGCTACGATAAAAGAGTGGGTTGCTGAGTTGGGTGCTGATACCACTTACGCGTTCTTCATCGAGTTCGGTACCAGGTACATGCAGGCTCATCCGTACTTGTGGCCTGCGATTCAGGAGTACCTTCCGAGCCTTGAAATGAACATCATTGGAGCCTTGGAGCAAGCGAAATCGGAGGCTGGCTTATCATGAGTTTTCGTGAGATCGCTGTTACGATTCGCGCTATCAATAGGGCAAGTAGCGAGTTCGCCAGAATTCAGACCGATGCTGAGGCCTTGACCGCGCGGATAAAGAATATGGGTCTAGCGATCGCGGGGATAGGCGCGACTGGCGTCGCGATAGGGCACATTGCCCACGAGTTCGGCTTGTTGAACGATCAGCAGGCTCGCACTTTCACTTCCATTATGTCTGTCGTGACCGTTATGGGTATGTTCATGAATACATCTATCGGTGTAGCCATTGCACAGAAAGTGTACGCTGCTGCATGCTGGATCGCCACAGCTGCTCAAAATGCGCTCAACATCAGCTACGCGACGTTTTTGGCACTGACTGGTGTCGGGATCGCTGTGATCGTCACGGCTGCCGCGGCCATGTGGGCTTTCAGCAATAGCATGAATGCCGCCACTTCGAGCGTTCAGAGTTTTAATTCGGCTGCTGCGGAGATTCCATCCCAAGGGCGCAACATTCAGCGTGCCGGCGAACTGGATCTGGCACGTCGTGGAGTCGAGTGAAAGTGTCTGTTGCGAACCCGAGCCTTGCCGTGGTTTTGGGGAGCGTAACTCCTCCTCAGGGTGATGTCAAAAACCTAACCCTTCATCTGGGTTGCACAGGCGAAGTCTCAAGCTTTGAGCTTTTGATGCAGAACTGGGACAAAAAGTATAGCCCTGGCGGGACTTATCCGCTTCAGGAAGGCGCGAACGCGACGGTCTACATGGGTCGCGGTGCAAACTGTCCATTGTTGTTAACTGGAAAAATTGAGAAGATCAACTATCCGAGCACGCCCACCACGCACTATGTTAAGGTGAGTGGTCGCTGTGTCGGGAAAAGCCTCTTCTCCAAGCGCGTAACCAAAACGTACACGAACCAAAAGGGCGAGGCAATCGTCAAAGACGTCATCGACAACTACACGGTCCTGAGCCACAGTCGCAGCGGGACAGAGTTGGTTGAGGACACGGACACAACATACGCTGAGCTCAAATACCAGGATACGCCTGCAATAGACATCATAAAGTACGTCGCGAGCACAGCTGACAAGAGTGGAGTCATCGGCTACGACTTTCGTATAGCACCTGATGGGAAATTCGAGTTTTTCCGACAAAACAGCAAAACGAGCCCTGTGAGCTTGATAGACGTAATCGAGGAAAGCGATTATACCAAGGATTCTCTGAGAATCAGAAACAAGGTTACGATTTATGGAGCGCCTGACAAGTCGGAACCGAGCGATAAAGATTCTTTGTCGGATGGTTCTGAGAATTATCTGATTGCCGATGATGCTGAGGATGTCCATGACAATACGAGTTATCAGCTGGTTGGAACTGCAATCTACAACCCGCCAGCCGGTCAAAAATTGCACTTGCAGGTCGTTGAGCTTCAGGCTAAAGTCTCCGGAGAAACGGGTTACTACAAGATAACCTGCCAGAAGGAGGGCGGGTCCGAAACCACCATCGTAACGGATCAAAGCTTTACAAACACCGGCTACGAGCTGAAACAACACACGGGGCTTGACATCTGGGGAGACATCAGTAAAGACGTCACGGTCCGGTTCTACACGCGGATCTCTATTGCCGATCAGAACGTCTACAGCAAGGAACACCGCGGGGTAGGCGATAATTGGAAGGGCGATTGGGCTTCCATGGCTGGCGACCTTGACATCGACACCGCAGTGAAGGTATCGGGTTCTGCCAGCGTAAGGCTGTATGGCAGCAGTTTGGAATGGATTGGCGCTCAGCTAACGCTCGAATCCGTCGTAAACTGCGACTTGTACCCTCTTTTGCATCTATTCCTCCAGAAAGATAGTGCTTTTAACGGCTCAACTTCCGTAATGCTCACCGACAGCAGCAACAAGGTAGCCTGGCAATGGTTCAGTATCGGAGTGAATCAATGGAATGCGAAAGAACTCAAGGTCGGCAGTAAGTACGCGGATAATTGGGGAGTTGAAACCGGTTTTGATTGGACACAAATCAAGAAAATCAGAATCGACTTCTGGACTGCAAGCGGCGTAGCCACAGGTTATTGTCGCATTGATGGGCTATTCTTTGGAGGGAGGCGCTACAGCGCCGTTCGAGAGGATCCCGGAAGCCAAACCAAGTACGAGGTTCAGGAATATAGCGACACAGACGAGGAACTGTATTCAGACAATGAATGTAATCTGAGAGCGAAAGCGATCCTCGACTTTTTGAAAGAGTACGCAGAGTACTCGTCCATAAAGAGTACCGTGCTCGATTATGGTACCACGCCGGTCTTGCCAGCTGACAAGATCCACGTCTTGTTGCCGAATGAGAATGTTGATGCCGACTTCCGGATTCAAACTGGTGTAGAGTACGTTTTCGATGCCGACAAGGGAGAACTTGAGGTCAGTTTCACGGTCGGCAGGGAGATCCAGCAGCTCGCTGATTATCTTTACGCTTTGAAGAGCAAGACCGACCAGATGAGCCGGCACAAGATTGCGAGGATGATTTAGCCTTGGATGAGCGTCTCTATAATCGGATCATGCACCTTGAGAAGGGTAGTTGCATCAAGGTTGGCTGGTTTGACGCTAACGACACATGCGGCGTTATCGGTCAGCTTAAGAAACCTGAGGTTCTGGTTGACGAATGGGGCGTTTTCTTGGGCGTGGAGGGCAACCCTAAACACGTCCTGCTAGGTAAGCTCTACGTACCTGATTCTCGCACGTGGGAGATATCGTGCATTCCGCTCTCTCTAGTCAATTCCGTGGACGTAATAGGTAAGGAGACGTCCCGGGAGATCCGGTTGAAGAGATACAGGGTCGAGGGTTGCAGACAGTTATTCATCAGGAAGGTGAAGGGCCTTGGCTGACTGGTTTAGGCGAGTCCTTACAAAGAAAATACGACGCAGGGGCACCCGGGGCAACCAGCACATAGTCATCGTTGCACCAAACGAGAAACTGATCTACGCTGTGAAGTTTGCCGTCTATATGACTGTATGCTTATGTGCTCTCGAAATCGCTCACATGGCCTTTCTCCATACCTGGAATAGCGAGATCTTCGTCGCCATATCCAGCTTGATCACGTTCGTAAGCGGAATAATCATAGGCCAGAAGGCGAGCTGATGGCCAGCGCCTATCATACGATCAACCTCATGCTCAAAGCTATCCTGCAAAAAATCGACATCCTAGACATCAAGATATCCATGGTCGGGGAGGAGCTCAGGGGTCCACGTGGACCCGCTGCAGGTAATACGGTTTACCTAACCGTAGGCATACAGACGACCGTCCAAGCTCTGAAGACCATCAAAACGCCGGTCACAGCTCGACAAGTTGCTGCGATAACAGGACGTGCCCGAGCCGTGGAGAGCGCCCACCTGAACGAACTGTGGAGGAACGGGATGGCCACCAGAACCATGCGCGAAAGAGAGAGGCTTTTCGTCTTGAAGGAGGAATACCGTGACAAAGGGCAAGCCTTGGAGTCGTGAGGAAGAGACTAAACTGCGAGATCTCCTCTCCACGAGAGAACCCGTCAGTTCGATCGCTAAAGCTCTCGGGAAAACAAAGGGTTCCATCTATGCGAAGATTGACGAGATGGGGATTGTGTTAAAAGAAGAAGAGACGCCTGCACGAAAAGGTCTCGCTTCTTCTTCTAACTTGAAGCTGCCTCGTCAGCTGCCAAGCATCGAGAAAGCGATGAAGCGCCTCGTGCGTGCACTGAATGAGTTGGAGAAGCCGGGCCTTGACATCGTTGAGGTGCAACGGTTGCGGGGCATCATTCAGGGTGTGAAGATCTACAAGGACATTTTCGCGGACTACGTCGATTATCGGGCTATTGAGGATATGCTGCTTGATTTGAGGCAGAAATATGAACAGCTTGTTCAGAAGACGACGAAGAAAGCTTGACCTCAGAAGGTTTCTGAGGGAAGAGGACAGCCTCCTCAGTGACGTGAGATTTAGAGAGATCGCTGAAGACGAGAAGGTCACAGAGTTGCAGTTCGACGCTGTCCAGTTCTTCCGTCAAGTTCTGGGGTTCGAACCTTACGAGTACCAGAAGGAATTCATCAAACTGTTCGAAGAGAACCAATTTCTCGCGGCGCGTTGGTGTAGGCAGAGCGGCAAAAGCTGGACCGTCTCAGCTCTATTACTGAATTACGCGCTCAAACACCCAGACAGCTACATAGCTGCTGTCGGTCCTTCGTGGCGTCAAACCAAACTTAACATCAGGCGCATAACCTATTTTCTGCGCAAGATCCCACCCGACTTGTACTATAAGCCTCAGCGCACGGTACTCAGGTTCACGAACGGCAGCGTGATCGAGGCTTTTCCTAACAATCCAGAAACGATACGTGGGCCAACATTGAGCGTTATATGGTGGGATGAGAGCGCATGGACTCCTTGCGATGCCGACCTTTACGACGCGATTCTCTTCACGTTGGGGACGACGAACGGAAAACTGATCTGCACGAGCACGCCGTGGAATAGCGATTCGCTGTTCTGGAAGATCTGTAACCATAAGGACTTCAGTGATTTTGCGAGGCATCACGTCACTTGGGAGCAGGCTCAGGAGCCGAACGGACCGCTGAAAAAGGCCATTCTGGACAAGATCAGGAAGCAGTTCCGCGAGGATCCCGCACGGTGGCGTCGTGAGATGGAGGCTGAGTGGGCTGAGGATGAGAACGTTTGGCTGCCGCAGAGCTTGATTGTGTCGTGCGTGGGCACTGAGAAAAATTGTGGCGAGGATCTGCAGCCTTGGAACCCTGAACAAGGAAATCAAGGCGATCTCTTCGCTGGCTTAGATCTCGCCCAAGTGCGAGATTATTGCGTTTTCAGCGTGTTAGAACGATTGAATGATAAACTTTTCCTGCGACACTTGAAGATTTTCATGCAGCCGACGAAGTACGCTCACGTTCTGGGTTACATAAAGACCTTGCAGGATCGTTGGGGCGGCTTCCAAAAAATCCGGGTTGACTTCACGAAGGAGGGCCCGAGCATCATCAGCGACATGGAAGATGCGGGAATCAAGAACGCTGAAGGTGTTACATTTTCTGTGCCGCGCAAGAGCGAAATGGCCAGCTTGCTCAAGCAGCGGATGGGTGATCAGAAGCTTTTCTATCCGCTCTTGACGTGGGAGAAGCCTTACAGAGGCGATATCTGCAGCGAGTTGAACCTGGAGCGATATGAATTGCGCAAGGACGGAGCCCAAGCGTTCAGCCATCCCAATGGTACGCACGACGATGTTTTCTGGTCCATTGCCCTGGGCGTTTATGCCACTGTCGCCATGAAAACCTTCGATCTAGAGGCTATACGCTTTGGTTAGACACCGCGAGCCTCTCAGGATCCACAGGTTCCGGCGCGTCTACGATAGGACAGAGGGCAAGTTTCGCTTTCAAATAAGCTACTCCACATCTGCAGAACTCACGCCGCGGACCATTGCGGTTGCTCAGGCTTTCGGTCTCGGCATTGACGAGGGAAGGAAATTCACGGTTCTCGATACCGAGCTAAAAATAGGAGTTGGCGACGTCGTTTATATCACTGGCGATAGTGGCAGCGGCAAAAGCGTTCTGTTGAATGCCCTTGAAAAAGATATCAGGCGAGGCATGCGGGAAACCTGCATCAATGTTGCAGACGTGAAATTGCAGCACAATAACCCGTTGATCGAAACGGTGGGCGAAACCGTCGAAGAGGGCTTGGAGCTGCTAAGTAGGGTCGGTTTGAATGATGCTTTTCTCTTCCTTCGTACTTTTCGAGAGCTGTCGGATGGTCAAAAGTATCGCTACCGTATCGCCAAGATGGTCGAGAGTGGAGCGCGGTTCTGGGTGATGGATGAGTTTGCGGCTACGCTGGATCGTGATACGGCTAAGATCGTGGCTTTCAACCTTCAGAAGCTCGCCAGGGCTCTCGGCAGGTCTGTAATCGTGGCAACGACGCACAAGGATCTGTTTGAGGATTTGAAGCCTAGCGTATACGTGCACAAGCGTTTTGGCAAGGAAATCACCGTGAATTATTACCGGAACGAGCCTGCAGGAGAGTGCAGCCTAGCCAAGGAAATGCAGGTTGAAGCTGGCACACGGAAGGATTGGCACGGTCTGGAGGAATTCCATTACCGGAGCCGGAACTTGGGAGCTGCTCGTGCGATCTTCTGTTTGAAGCGTGGTAGCGAGCTTTGCGGTGTGATCGTCTATTGTTATCCGCCGATGAACTGCGCTGGAAGGAGTCAGGTTTTGCCAAGGATGGCTGTGAAGGAGCTGAACGAGAAGGTGAGCATAATTTTGAGGGTTGTAGTCCATCCCAAGTACCGCACTATTGGGTTGGGTGCTAGGCTGATTCGCGCGACGTTGCCGCTTGTGGGCACAAGCTACGTTGAGATGGTCGCTGTTATGGCCAAGTACAATCCCTTCGCTGAGAAGGCAGGAATGCGAAAAGTCGTTGAGCAAGGACCCAATAAAGAAGCCATTAAGATATCCAAGGTGCTTTCAGACATAGGGTTTAATCTGCAACTTCTCGGAAGCGAAAAATACGTGTGTAGTATACTATACAACTTGAGCCCTGAGCAACTGGCCAGAGTGAAAGAGGCTCTGACGAAGAATGATAATCCGCGGTTGCGCAAGGAGCTCGGTGATCGGCACAAGCCTTTCGGAAACTCGGTCGCTTATGTGGCTGCAGTTCAAGGCGCGGATTCTGCAAATTTGGCCAGGGTTATCCGTGTGGTCGGGATGCTTCTGCAGACGAAGGTTTACCTGTTCTGGGGTAAACCATAAAAAAAGGGGAGTTTTGGGGTGTTGTGCTAATAGCGATTTATTTGGGCATGCAGGTGCGTGAGCCGCCTTTCCACGTATGGATT